AAAATAAAAAAAGTAAAAAAAATAAATAATAAAAAATAAAAAATAATAATTTATATTACTTAATTGAATTAATATAAATAAAAACGGGTATTTTTATTATTTAGGAAACTTTTTTATTATTAAAATGGATATTTCGAATTATGATGTCAATTTAAAAATAAATTATAATGACAATGATGGATATCGTAAATCTTTGCGGACAGTGTTTCAGATGAGTTCTTCCAATATGAAACCGGATTTAGAATCAGATATTGACGATGAAACTCGCGACGAATTATTATACGATGAATTATCAACCTCGAAAGTCCTCGAATATGTATTTAAACACACACAACATCATCATTTATTTCAGCGTTTGTATGACGAGGCTGCAGCATTAATGTTTTCTACTGACCGAAATATTGGCATGACTGTTTTATTTTCATATGATTATTTAGTATTATTTCATTCGTGTATTTGTGAATTCTTGAACACGGAACAATTGGACGAAAATGGGCCGAATTATGTTTCCTTGCAGAAAAAGTTGTTGGATTAGATTCGATTAGATTCGATTAGATTCGATTCGTTTTGATTATCGTATTGTGAAATAAATAAATATAATTATATAGTAAAATGACGACTACGCGAAATCGAAATAATGTTGGAAATTATCAATCGGAACAATGGTCCGTTAAAAAACATAGTGATTTGATTATTGGTAGCGAAAAGAGTGTTCCAGAACAAACCATGTTTCCGGGGAACGGACTTTTGACTGGTCGAATGGGGTCAAATAGTCTGTCCCATAATTCATGTGACATTGAATCGTTGTTGTTTGGTATCGGTTCGGCCAATTTAGTGAATCCGCTACCTGCCATTCAACCACAAATCAAACCACTACAGAGTTTGTCGATTATTGACCGGACCCCTTTTATGTTACCTGAACCTTTGGTCATTGCGCCGAATCAACGACCCAGACCCCTTTAATTTTTTGTACCATTTTCTGCATGGGTACAAAAAATATAATTAGGGCCTATCGTACCGTTCCATCATTCTTTTTGCACCGTGCTATGGAACGATAGATAGACGCAGCGCTCTGTTATTTTATGAGACCTCTACGGTCTCATAAAATAATTAATAATACCGGAAAAATCTTCGATTTTTCTCCGGTATTACAGAGATTAGGAACGATTTTTCGACGAAAAACTACGTGAAGACTTTGAACGCGTCTTGAATGATGTATTGAGACACCGAGATGTTTTTTTATTGATTTCATCCTTTTTTATAAATAGTTTGAGAACCTCGTCGATTATGGCAGCCGGCTCGGTTTCTTGTTTTTGCTCGGGCAATTCTTCTGAATCATCCGCTACCGAATCAGCGTCTCGCTGTTCGGTTATTTCATCGCGTCCACATCCTTCGTTGTTTATTTTTGCAATAGATTCAAATTCCTTCGCTGCCGCTACGGAGTTTAGTCGCTCACCTACGCTTACACTCCGGCTCGCGCCAGAATCTATTTTCTTAAACACAAACATGGGGCTATCATTTATTTCTATGGAACTCATTCGACTTGCACCTCGGTCCAATCTAATTAATTCTTGTAATTTATCGAATGCCGATGAATTTAATTCGGTATTTATCGGTGGCAACGAACCACATGGTAAAAATCCGATATCGGCTCGGTCGGCATGTGTTTTGAATGTGCCATCGGCCAACATTTCGATAGGTAATTTTATAGTTGCAATCACATATTTTGGTTCAGCCATTTATTTATTTATGAAGTATAGATAAATAAATGTATTTGTTTGTTTTTATATGAATTTTTGGCGAATTCATGAATTAATTTGTGATAAATATGTTTGGACACCGTTAACCGTTCCGCCCATAGCTGTAATTAAATTATCCAACCCTGTATTCGATTTGATGTCAAGTAAATCGGGTTTATCGGTGATGAAATCGCGAAAATTGCCCAAATACGATAATTTATAAAACTCAGTATCCGGTTCGCTCATTTCATATCGTGTTGACGTAATGCATGATTTGGTATCTTTATCACGCGTTTGGCGATGTAATAAAAAATCGATAATTGATTGAATTGATTCGTCATTCATATTTTCAATTGTGTCAACGTATTGTTTCATACTTCCGTTGTATTCTTTTGGAAATGATTCTTGGATTTTTTTATTATTAATGTTATCATTTAGTGTTTGTATTAAATAACTACACTGGGGAATCCTTTGATAGTTTTTCATGAATTTGATATCCTCCTCAATTATTTTTTTTAATATACTTTTGACCTCATCATTTACATATTTTTTTATTTCAGATACAATATCATCATATTTATCTATTGTGTTAGATTCGGCGTTAGCTTCATTATACAAATTTATAATGTCTTGTTTATTTTGATTGCTTCGAGTTGTTCGGGCATCATTCATTCTTGATAACATGTGTAAATAATCTGTAATTTTTGTCAGAGGTTCTTGTTCTGTTTTTTTTTTGATATCAATCACCCGTCCCATATCAATAAGCCATACGCATATTTTATTTAAATTTAAAAATGGTTCGTTATTGAAATCCTTCACTGACGTTCCGGAGTTTAGTCGCTCACCTCCATCCGAGCAAATCAATATATTTTGTTTATGTAAATCCAAATGAATATAGCCAGTTGTAAACAACCATACCATATTTGCCAATATTAATATAGTCAAATCTGGTACGTTCGTATTGTTTTGGTTTTCTTGTTCCATTTGATAATATGTTTTAAAATTATTTGCATATTCCATTGACATCATTCCAAGACCATAATTTAGGTTATTTTGCGAAGATATTACCGACATCATATATGTTAACACATTTTGTGTGGTTTCATCGCTCTTTGTTTTCATCATTTCGATAATTTTTAATGCCGTTTCTGAATCCATCAATGAAAAATCTAATACATCTGGACAAATGGACAAACGTGTAGTACATGTTGAACCATTCATTTTGCTTTGGGTTTGTGCTTCTTTTAAAAAATTAGCTTTTTCTATCGTATATTTTTTTATATCTTCGTTAGTGCCGGCGATTTTGAAATCCGGGGTCACTTTTCCAGTTGAGTTTGAAGTAAACGCAAATTTCAATAATATTTTTGTTATATATTCACTAAATCTTGCACCGGCAGTCGTCTTACCAATATTGCCATTTTTAAAATATAAACGATTATTTGGGTCATCAGTGGTTGCGTTCGGAACTTCGACCGAAAATATGAACCCATATAACGATTTCCATGATATACATTCGATTTTTTCGGCGCCTTCTATCATTTTATAAACACCATGGAAGAACAGTTTTTGTGGGTTTATTTTATTGGGAGTCGTTGTTAAACCCTGCATTAAAACTGGTACAGCTAATTTTTCGAAATCGTCCTCGTGGTTTTTGGTAGATTCGATTAAATCGGTCAATTCATTTATTTTTATATACCCCCCAGATTGGAAATAGTTATCCCCATTTTCATTGTTTTCATTGTTTTCATTAGACGCCATAATATGTATATGAAACTATATGATTCTATTTATATATTTATGCAAATATAATCATATTTCGATTTTACTATAAAAATAAACGGTTAATTAAATTTCACAATGATTTTCACTGTTTCCTTTTTAATACATTTACACGCTGATACCGATAATTCTTCGCGCTTTTTCCGCGTTTTACTATTGTTGTCTGAGCCGGACAATTCAATCGAATTATTATCCGGTGATAACTTGCGCTTCGATGTGCTATTACGCGCGTTCATATCGTCTTCGATCGCCCCGTAATTCGATTCGATGAAATCCACTATTCGATTTTCGATGGCCCATTTGAAGAAATTCAATTGACCGATGGTGGTTTCCATATATTTTTGTTCGTCATATGGAATCGAAATGCGTTCCCATCGACAAAATGGGTCGAAATTTTTCTTACTATATGCCTTGAGTTTCAGTTTATAATCGTTGTAGACCTTGAATCGACTGGTCTGCACATTTAGTCCGTTTACATCAACTGGTCCGTTCGTACCGTTCGAACCGGACCTATAAACCGGTAATTCGTATACAGTATAGTTTTTTTTGGCGAAATTCGTCACAAACCAATCCACGATTCGTAGCGAAATCTTGGATTCGCCGTTAATGATATACATCATTTTATGTAAATTGTTGCGGTTCTTGTAGAATTCCATCAGATTCTTCATTAATAAATCGTTTTGCGTATTGATGGTCTTTTCGGGGGTGCGCATGGTGGTCGATAAAGATGTCATTGTGTTTTTGTCGTTTTTTTTGATTGATACACATAATCGAAATGTATTTTTATATGGGTTTTATAAAAAAACATTTATGGGGTTTTGGAATTTATGATATAAGTGTAATCGTTTATTTGGTGTTTTTTTTGCTTACCCCAGAGGGTAAACAAACGTTTATAGTCATTATTATATATAAATTGTTTTCTAATAATTTTGCGTAGTATAATCTCGTTGTACGCTATCGTAAAGCAACCGTTTGTAGTCAAAATGTGTCGGTTTTATACAAAATATTTGAATGTGTTTGGGAAATTTCTGGAGACGACAGTGCTGCCGTAGCAAGGAAATTTACTGAATTCCGGAGCGGGAGCGAAGGAATTTGCTCTTGCCACTTCAAGAGCAAACATTTATTGTAAGCACAATTGTTTATTTGCTTCGGTATATTTATGATTATGCTTCAACATAAGCAAAAATATTTATGATGTGAACAATTTGTTTTTGCTTCATCTGATTTTTGCTACCGCACATGCGGTAGCAAAAGTTTTGCTTTCCCAACCGGGAAAGCAATTATGTAATATAATCGAATATTTGCTGCATTATATCGATGATTGTCTATTTATTTATATATGTTTGGTTGTTTATTAAAAACAAAAGCAATATTTATCATATGAATCTCGATTTTTCTAATAATTTATATATTTTTTTATAAATTATTTAATGAATATGACAAAAACCCTTACTCTAATTATTTAATTGGAGTATGCGACGCCAGCCATGCCACTCATGACACGGAGCACGTTGTAGTTAACAGCGTAAACTCTCACCTTGGCAGTGGCGGTACCAGCAACAGTTCCGGAAGAAAGAACAAGTTGAAGCACTGCATTGTCAATGCGAGAAAAGTTGCAACTCCCTGAGGGTTGGTGCTCTTCTGGGCGTAGAGCAAAGGAGTACACGTTAATTCCAGTGTCGGGGGCACGGGTGTGGCATTGGTAAGGTTGAACCACATCGAAGTAAGACCCCTCGCGCTCAGAGAATCGGTCTTGGCCGTTAAGCTGGAGCTTGGCAGTGACAACGGGGTTCTCGCCCCAACAGTGCATGTCAAGGGCAGTCTCGGCAAGGACGAATGAACCGGCATCGGACACATATGAACCAGTGGGGTTACCGGCGCCTTGAATGGAAAGACCAGCTCCACCCCAGTCAGAAGCGGTGGCAGAGGCATTGGTCATGGGAACATCACCAGCGCCGGGCATTTGGAAAAGACCGGATCCATTGATGAATTGGTCAGTTCCACTGGTCTCGGCGGGCCCACCGAAAGCATGGATAGCATTGGGAAGAGCATCAATGGCATCAGTGTAGTTGAAGGGCTGGGCGCCGAGGGTCTTGTAAAGGGTGTTTCCGACCTCCAAAGAAGAGCAGTAGTCGACGTTGGCATCAGGCTGGACAACCCATATCAATTCCTTTACGGGGTGGTTAAAATTTAGCTTGATTTTGTTACTGGATGAGCCCACAGACTCGTCACCAGTGAACTGAACCTGCTCGAAAAGGTATTCGTGGGGGTTCTGTGCCATCTTGCGTCTCTCGTCAGTGTCCAAGAACACATAGTCGACGTAGAGGGATGCAGCAACAAGGGATTGTTGGTAAGCGGAAGACACTGATTGGGAACCGGAAGAACCAGCAAGAGATTTCACGGCCCACAAGCACTCACCGATGGGGCGGATGTCGAGGTTAATCTTGACCTCGTGGTATTGGAGGGCAATGAGGGGAAGGGCAAGGCCGGGGTTGCGGCAAAACCAGAAAAGAAGGGGAATGTAAAGGGTGGTCTCAGGGAGGGCATTGCGGGGCGCGCAAACCTGGGCAGGCCCACCGGCGGCAGAGCAGGGACCAGAGACGGCGGCGAAAGCGGGGTCAGTGATGTAGGTAAGCTGGGTGGTGTTACCAATCATCTTGAAGTATCCACGTTGTTGCTCAGAGGACATGGTGACCTGGTTCCAGATGTGCATCCAGTCACCATATTGGCGGTCGATTCTTTGGCCTCCAATCTCGACCTCCACTTGAGCAATCATTTGCTCGCCGATGAAGTCCAACCAACGGGCATAAACGGCATCCCCAGCACCAGTACCCTTCATGTCCTGGTTAATCTCAGGGAGAGTAACCTGGAGGTAGGTGCGGTAGCACAAATCGCCGTTGCGACTGATAGTGCAGGTGACACGGCGACCGAAGTCGGCCTGGCCGGAGAAGGTTTGTTCAATGCTCTCCATGGCGAAGTTGGTGTGGCGTCTGTAAGAAACCTTCCAAAAAGTGATCTCAGGTGTTCCAGTAAGGAAAACGTCTTGTGCGCCGTAGGCGACTAGTTGCATTAGCGCTCCCCCCATCTTTTGTTTATATATACTATACAAAGATAAAAATTCCGAGAAATGACTAAATATATTAAATTAAATCATATAATTATTGGTGTTTGCAGGACTGGATGAGCATATCCTTCCATTTTATTTTTGGTTGACAAAATACTGTACCATACTTGGTAACATAACTGTATCATGTATATAAATTCACGAGCAGAAGTTGCCGGGTTAAATGAAAAAAATGGCATAAAAACAACAAAAAAATTACGTGACTATCATATTAGTGGGCTCGACACAGGGTTCGACAATGTTTATCCCGATTGGTTGAAATTCTTTGTATATTTCCGGGGCATATTCGTTCCATCTTGCAACCGCTTCTTCTTTGGTCGCGAAATAACCGACAAATGAATTTTTCCCATTTATTATCATAGACAATTGATATTTATTTCGACTTTTTATAAAAGATACACCCTTATAACCAGTGGTATTACTGTTATATGTT